CTGGTCCTCAATCTGCAAGTTTTGCGCTGTAATGGTCTTTTCAAGCAAAGCCTGATTTTGGATGGCTTGTTCTACTTGGGATCGGAGCTGAGATTTTTCTGCCTCAGCCTTATCATGATAAAGTTTGAACGCACCTGTCACTAAAAGCAAAGCTACACCCAAACCCGCTGACAACTGCCACATTAGGCCCACCCGCTCAGTCGTGCGTAGCAACGCCCACAAAGAGTCTTAATCTTTAGATGCACAAAATCCATCACTCCGCCCTTTTTCTTGCAGCGTGCGCAGCGCAGAGTGACACGATTCTCGTCGCTCATCGGCTTTTTGCCATATACGCAGTAGCGCCGAAGTATAATCCTACAATGCTCGCCTGACTCAAAAATAGCATGTCGCTCAAAGCGGCAAGGGTGGACAGACGCGACTCAGGAACGAGGGGCAATAATGGTAGAAGAGCGAAAACCACCATACTGCTAAGAGACACCCAAGCCATTCGGCGTTGACTATCAGCCTTCTCTTCACGCAATTCGATTTCAACAAGTTCTTGGTTTCTTGCCAATTCTTCATCACTGACCGTCCCGTCCCCATCAAGATCGTATTGAGCATACCGCGATTTTGGTTCTAATTTCTTAGGACTCATTACTCCTCCGACTTTTTGGGGTCTCTAAATAGTATCTTAGTGCCAGCATCTGCCACATTGATCTGACGAACACGGCAGTAGGATTCAAAGAACCTGTTTCTGCTGCCGCTTTGGAAACCTACCGACTGATTATTGAGTGCATCTGAATATTCAAGGCATGACGTAAGCTCTTGAAAATAGAACTCTTCGCCTGTAGGTACACCTCGCTCCACGATAATGAGCACAAAGATCATCATTGTCATGCGCTTACGTCCAAAAGAAACTGGTCATAGACTTTGAGCGTTGTGGTCAGCACTTCACCGCTACGGTACTCGTAGACGAACTCGCTGTACTTTGTAGTTGCGGCCACTTTATCTGTAAGCACGTTGGATAGCTGGTTGATGCGATAGCTGTCGTGGATCTTGTTTTTCACAACAGTAGGCACTGGGGCGTTAACGCTGTTAGGGAAAGGTGCTGCGTCCATTACAGTCGTTTCTTTTTTTGGACAGCTTGGGTACGCACAGCTTTCGGCTTAACAAGTTCCCATGTGAGCAAGTCAACGTCTAGCTGATACGCTGTACCCAAAACCCTTGGCATCGTGTTTTGAATGTAGATTTGCGCGCCATAGCCGCACTGCCGATGATTATATTGCAACCAATTAAGTGCAAGACAGTGACGATACTGTGGCGGGTTGACTAG